TTAATGATGACATGATAAAAGGCATAATCAAGGGACATATAACTTCATTTAATGAAGAAATTTTGAAAATGAATGATGTAAAAGAAGTATTTAATGACTTGACCACAGATTTAAAAACTATTTCACAAGATAAATTGAATACCGATGAAAACATCATAAATTTTCAAAATGGAATACTTGATTTGAAATCAATGCAGCTACTCCCCCATAGTCCGAAATATTACTCAACCATTCAAATACCATGTGACTGGATCCCAGATGCAGAACCAACACCCGTATTTGATAACTTTATAAAAACGTTTACAAATAATGATAAAGAAATAGAAAAATTAATCATGCAGTTTATGGGTGTGTGCTTATCTAATATAAAAGGTTACAGAATGAAAAAAGCGTTATTTATGGTAGGTGCAGGAGATACAGGAAAGTCGCAATTAAAAGCTTTAACAGAAAAGTTGTTAGGTAAAGATAATTACACAGGTATTGATTTAAGAGATCTTGAAAAACGCTTTGGAACTTCCACAATCTACAACAAACGACTTGCAGGTAGCAGTGATATGAGTTTTGTAACTATAGAAGAATTAAAAACATTCAAAAAGTGTACAGGCGGCGACACCTTGTTTGCAGAGTTTAAGGGGAAAAATGGCTTTAATTTTGTTTACAATGGACTTTTGTGGTTCTGTATGAATAAACGGCCTAAATTCGGCGGTGACAATGGAGACTGGGTATACAATCGGATAATGCAGATAAAGTGTAATAATGTAATTCCACAAGAAAAACAAGATAAATTTCTCTTAGATAAAATGTACAAAGAGCGATCTGGTATCGTACATAAAACGATAAATGCATTAAAAGAGGTTATTTCAAATGGATATGAATTCACAATTCCAGAAAGTGTACAACGTGAAAAAGAAGATTATAAGTCCGAAAACAGCACAGTTATTAGCTTTTATAAAGAATGCATTGTACCTCGTCCAACAGGTTCTATAAGCGATAATTGTACCACGCAAAGAGTTTATGATGTGTATAAAGAATGGTGCCGTGATAATAACCATGGTTATACTAAAACAGCCAGAGAATTTAGAACCGAATTATTAGAAATATTGGGAAAATCATTTGAAGAAGCTACAACTAGATTGCATGGACTAAATTACTATAAAGATATTACGCTTTCCATTGAAGCTAAAAAAATTTATCAAAAGGTTTACGGTAATGATAGTTCACAATAATTGGTGGCAGTTGGTAGTAGTTAGGTGGCAGTAAAAACTCACTACTGCTACCTCCACAAAGTTAGTAATCATGCGGCTTTAAGACCATTTGGTGGCAGTTGGTGGTAGTATTTTAAATTCAAGAGAGAAAAAATAAAAAAAATGAAATAACAAAAATATAAAGCAAATTCAAAATTCTGCTACCTACTGCCACCAAAACCTTGCAAATGGCTTAACACTGCCATTTATTAGTGGTGGTAGTTAGGTGGTAGTTGGTGGCAATAAAACAAATAAAATGATAATTGAAAGGAAATGATCAGATGAATTGTAAAAAATTAATTAAAACAGACGGAACAATAATTGAAGATGTAATAGCCTGGGAAAGTAAAAGATTTAAAAACTGCATAGAGTTTGAAAACGAGCAGGGACAAGTAAACATTATCAAAAGAGAGGATATTGATACACTTGTGGAGGATACAGAAAAAGACGATTGGGCAGTAATGTTTTAGGAGGTGATAGCAATCAGTGTGTTTGAAAGAATTTTTAAAAGCAAAAAGACAATACCAAAAACAGCGCAAAGTGAGCTAATAAGCGGTACATCTAATATATTCAGCGCATGGACGGGTAACGCCTATGAGAATGATATTTACAGAAGCGCAGTAGATGCGATAGCAAGAAACGCCGCAAAACTTAAAGGGAGCCATGTTGTAAAATATGGCAATCATACAAAATGCGAGGGTGATTGTAAACTTAACAGGCTCTTACAGGTACAGCCAAACCCATATATGAGCGCCTTTGATATGCTGTACAAACTTGTGACACACTATTTCTTATACAATAACGCTTTTGCGTATATTCAAAAAGATGATCGAGGCCATGTATCTGGCATATATCCAATTAAGGCTTTAAACGTACAGTTTTTGCAAGATCATTCTGAAAATCTTTACTGTAAATTTTTATTTGAAGCAGGAAAAGAAGTTATTCTTCCATATTCAGAAATTATACATCTTAGGCGAAACTTCAACGATAATGATTTATTTGGAACTCCCAACACAGCATTAAATCCTGCTTTAGAACTTGCACACACTCAAAACGAGGGCATAAATGCGAGCATAAAAAGCAGTGCAAATATCAGAGGAATCTTGAAGTTTACTCAAATAATGGCTCCTGAAAAATTAAAACAGGAAAAAGAACAATTTATAAAAGATTATTTACAAATTGCAAACAACGGTGGAATTGTCGCAACAGATCAAAAGACTGAATATATACCGATAACGGGCAGTAATCTCATAATTGATGACAAGCAAATTGAAGCTATAAAAACTAAAATTTACGATTATTTGGGTATCTCTGAAAAAATCGTAAACAGCAGCTACAATGAGGACGAATGGGCAGCATTTTATGA